ACGCGCCGGCCACACTCCGTTTCCCCATCCCGCCCTTGACCCCTTCCTGCTTGTTCTGGTGCACCACCACGTGCACGTGCACGTCCAGCTCCAGCGCCAGGTTCGCGATCGCCGCCATGCACTCCGCCTGCTGCACGTAATCGTCCTTCACGATTCCCAGCCGCATGAAATTATCCAACACGAACTGCGTGATCCCGTGCCGCCGGCGCGCCCAGCGCATATCATCCAGCACCTCGCGCCACTGCGCGATCCCCGTGTGGTCGTAAACCCACAGCCCCCGGTCCAGCCACCGCAGCACCTCCTTCGCGTGCCCAATCTGCGTCTGCCGGTACGACTCCCGGTCCTCCGGGCTCGCCAGCCGCTCGGAGAACCGCCGGTCATTGAGCAGGCCGCCATAGGCCTGGCGCGAATACTTCATCAACGTCTTTCGCACCCGCGACTCGAAGCTCGCTACCATCGCCCGCTCGCCCTGGGCCAGCAGCGCCATCAGCACGTAACCCAGCAGCGTCGTCTTGCCCGACTTCTCGATCCCGGTCCACACCGTTGTCTCCGCCGGCCGGATCCGCCACGGGAAGTTGAACGGCAGCTCGAGTCCCGGCTCGAGCACCTTCTCGAACCACTCCGCCAGGAACTCCGCCTCGTACTCTCCCGCCCGCCTCACCTTCGACGGCGCAAAATCCCTTGCCCCGTCGATGCACCCCTTCACCACGTGCAGCCCCACCCCCTCCACCAGGCACTCGTTCACATCCTTGTACCGCGCGACGCTCACCGTCCCTCCTTTGTGTTCTCTGCGTTCTTTGCGGTCGTCCCCTCTTCCGGTGGCCCACCAGCGTCATCTCCCACGATCTGCCCGGCCATCAAATATCGCTCCCACATTCGCAGCCCCAGCGCGAACCCGATCCAAATCGCGTCCGCCGTCGCATCCTGGTAGCGCTTGAAATTCCCGTCCCCGTCCAGCTCTGCGACCAGTGGCGCATACTTCTGCACTGTGCTCGTGTTCTTCACCACCAGTTCGAAGTAATGCCGCATCACTGCCACCGGCAGCTTCCCTGGTCCGTCCTTGATCAACAGGCTCATCGTCCCTCCTTTGTGTTCTCTGCGTTCTTTGCGGTTATCATCCTCTCCGGCAGCTCCACCAGCCGGCACCGCCTCGGCCCCACCTCCGCGATGATATCCGCCGCCGCGCGCCGGCCGGCCTCGTCGCTGTCCATCGCCACGAAAATCGTCTCGAACCCCTGCAGCCATTCCCAGCACCGGTCCAGCCACTCCCGGTTCGGGCTCGGCAGCCCCTGGAATTTTTCCCCGGTACCCGCCCGCCACTTCGCCCCGAACGGCACGCTCACCGGCAGCAGGCCCCATCCCAGCGCCCCATAGCTCGCCCAGCTCATCGCGTCCTTTTCCCCTTCGCAAATCAGCACGTGCCGCAGCTCGTGCGACCGCTCCAGCCGCTCGCACACCTCCACGCTCGGCGCCCACAGGCACTTCTCCGGCGACCGCGTCGTCCATTCCCGCTTCTTGCCTCCCGGCCGGTCCAGCAGCTCGAACTTCAGCCACAGTGGCACTCGCCCCAGGCCGGCCACCTCCCGCGCCAGGTCCTGCTCCCCGCTCGCGCTCAGCACGCTCGTCGGCCAGTAGGGAAAAACCATCGCCCAGGCCCCGTGCGAAATCATCTCCCGCACTCCATACCATCGCAGCACCTGCCCCTCGATCTTCCGCCGCCCCGTCAGGTAATTCCACACCGGGCCGCCCTCCGTCAGCTCCTGGCACCGCCCCCACACCTCCGACACCGCCCGCCAGCTCGAGTCCTCCGGCTTCTCCGCCGGCGCCCCATTCACCGCGCTCGGCGACCGCAGCCGCCGCCCCTCGTCCACGATCCCCACAAACCGCTTCGCCTCCACGATGCACTCCCGGAACGGCCGGCTCCGCACCGAACACCACAAGCTCATCAGCGTCTTGCCCCGGCCGTCCCCCGCGAAATCCGCCCACACCCCCGCCTTCCCCTCCAGGTTCACCTTCAGCGACCGCCCTTTGTGCCCGTCCACATCGCCGCACACCCACTCCGCCCCCTCGCGCCGCCCGTTGGGCAGCAGGTGACGGCATACTTCCTCCGCCCGCTCCACCAGTTTCTTTTCCACGTCCTGCCAGTCCATACGTTTAGACTCGTCAGTTGGTTCCCGAATCCATCAGTTGCCGCCGCATCCACAGCGCCTGGTTTGCTTCCCGGCGCAGCTTCATCGCCAGCCGCAATGCCGCCTGCACATCGCCCGACTCCCGCGTCAGCGCCTCCCGCACCATGATTTCAAACGCCACCGCCCCCATCATGAACGCCTCGTGCGCCACGCAGGCCGACCCTGCCGGGTGCACGTCGTGCAGCTTCGCCCAGTAGAGCCGGAACGATTCCTCCAGCGTCTCCATCGGCTTTTTCGTCGCGTTCATCGCGCCCCTCCTCGCCGCGCCTCCAGCACCGCTCGCAGCTGCTCCACCAACTCCGCCCTCCCCGCCAGCGTCGCCCCAATCAGCGTCCGCTCCAGCGTCTCTAAATCATCCGTCCACCACCACGCCGGGTCCGACCCGTGCCCCGCCGGCGGTGTCCCATTTTTCGCTTTCTGATGAAACCACGCCCCCCGGTCCTCCTCCCAAAACCGCTTCCAGCGATGCTTCCAGTCGATGAGCCGGCCGTTCGCCACCCACCCATGCCGCTCGTTCGTGTCGTGCCATTTCTTCTCCGCGTAAGCGGGATCCACACCAACCGGGCCACTGGCCCAGGTCCGTACCTCCTCCAGACTCGGAATAGAATCCGCGAGCGCGTCCCCTTCCCCTTCCCTTCCTATTCCTATTCCTATTCCCTTCCTATTCCGTATAAGCTCAGCCTTTGACTCTGCCACCGGGTCAGTAACTGACTCAGTGACTGACTCATTCATTGGCTTAGTTAATGGCTCAGCTAAATGCCCCCACCTTGATTTTGAACCCTTTACGCCTCCTAGACGCTTGGCGATGACCTCTCGTTCCTTCTGCACCGGGTAACCTTTCACGATGAGGTCGTCTCCCTCCCAGCGCCACAGTAGCGATCCCGAAGAGATCGATTTTTGCGAAATTCCTACGCAAATGATCCAATCGCGCTTCCGCCAGTGCTTCGCCGCGACGATTTTTCCACCGTTTTCGTTCCGGTGACAGTACGCCAAAAGCCGAATCCAGGTCCATCCAATCGCCGGTTTCACCCTCCGAAATTCGGGCTGCTCGAGGGTCTTAATCTCAATGTTGATCCACTCCATAGGTTCCTCCTGATTGCTGGCGCCTACCAGCGACCGCGCCACCGCGGACACTCCCCCACCAGCTCGTAAGTCGTCTCCCCCGTCCGGTTCAGCGACCGGCCCGGCCCGGGCACCTTCATCCCCCGCAGGAAATTCCGGTTCGACCGCACGAACACACTCACCAGGTTCAGCGGGTTGTTCGGGTCCGTCCCTGGCAGGTAAGCCACCAGCAGCCGCTCGTTCCTGGTCGGCGCTGCCCAGGCGACCAACTCCCCCGTGAACTCCACCGGCGGCGGGTTCTTCTCCGGCAGAAGCGCTATAGCGGCTTTCCTCGGCGCAGAATCTGTCGCTGGCGCGTTTTTCTCGAAATCGTCAGGCACCAGGCACCCGCGCGTCCCGCGCAGTATCTCGGCCCCGATATCGCTCAATAGGACGCGTTTTTTTACGTAGTCCCAGTGCTTGCCCTCCGTCAGGAAGTAACGCCGACGCCGGCGCAGCTCGTCCTCGCTCACCCTCAGCTCCGCGCACAGGTGCGACTCCCGCACGTGGAACTGAGCCCCATTGCCATCGGCCGCGGAGGCGGTCGTGGACGCCGGCGCGCTTTCTGGCGCGCCCGGTTTATTCTTGGCAAACCACTTCATAGTCTCTTTTAGGTCTATGTCCCGGAACCCGAATTAGTCGGCCCTGGTAGGGCCGCCGAGGCCGCCGATCCCCCCCCCGGGCCCCCTGCCGCTACCTGACCGTCACCCTCCGACCCCGCTCCGGCCGCCGGCCCGGTCGGCTCTCCAGCACCAGGTCCAGCCCGGTCCGGCCGCTCAGAACTTGGTTCAGCGCTCGACAACGCCTCGATTTTCTTGGGTTTCGTGGGTGAACCGCTTAATGGTAAATCAGCCGGCAGGCTTTCCCGCCAGGCATTCAGCGCCTCCACCGACAGCGACTTCTGGTCGAGCTGCACCTGGCCGGCCACGCCGATGGTCGTCGGTTCGCCCATGGCCAGGGCCCTTTTGTCCCAGAATATCGCCGCCCCAACGGGTTTCTGGGCCGGAGCCACCAGCCCATCCTCCAGGTCGCGCAGGTAGCTCGAGGCGCCGACCTCGACAATCTCCTCGAATACCGCCACCACTCGTTCCTTGAAGGGTGCCAGTTTGCCCTGGGCGACCAGCGCGTCCCGCGCCGCCTTCACCGAATGCTTCGAGACGTGCAAGGTCCGCGCAATCTTCCGCAGCCCCCAGCGCGCCATCAGCAGCTCGACCAGGCGCAGCACCATCTTCTCGTTGTCCAGCAGTCGCGCACCGGTGTGCTGGTATCGCTGCTCGCGCACGGCCTGCACCAGGTCGTTACGCACTGGCAGGTCCTCCTCGTCGAAAAGATACGGCGCCGCCGGGTCTTGCGCCCGGGCCAACATTTCCTTCTTGGTCTTCCGCGCCATGGAATAAAATCTGGAATAAAATCCGCGCCGTTCAGACGTCTGGACTGCAGGCGACCTTCCGGCGCAGCTCGCCCGTCGTCCTGGCAGCAACGCCCGGCTCCGTAAAAACCTTCCGCCGCTCCAGGTAGGCATTGATACCTTCCGCCGGAATCCGGTAGTCCGGCCGCTCTTCGCTGCCGACGTTCGCGATGCGCTCACCGAACTCCTTCGACTTCATCTTCTGGATGACCGTCTTGGTGCATAGCCGCAGCAGCAGCGCCACCTCGGCCGGCGTGTAGTGCATTTCGACTGCCTTCATGGTTGGTTCAGAAAACAGCCAGGCCGGTGCGCTCCCGTGGATGTCTTTTACACGGGGGCGAATAGCGCCCCGACCTGGCCAAAGTGTGGAAAACTCTCATCCGCCGTCGCCGTCGCCGTAGCCGTCGCCGTAGCCGTCGCCGTAGCCGTAGCCGTAGCCGGCGCCGTAGCCGTCGCCGTCGCCGTCGCCGTCGCCGTAGCCGTCGCCGTCGCCGTCGCCGTCGCCGTCGCCGTCGCCGTAGCCGTCGCCGTAGCCGTCGCCGTAGCCGTCGCCGTCGCCGTAGCCGTAGCCGTAGCCGTAGCCGTAGCCGTCGCCGTCGCCGTAGCCGTAGCCGTCGCCGTAGCCGTAGCCGTCGCCGTAGCCGTAGCCGTAGCCGTCGCCGTAGCCGTAGCCGTAGCCGTAGCCGCGACCGGTCCCAGCGTTTTGGCCGTCCAGCGTTAGAATTGCGCCGGACATGCGATGAAGTGAATCACCGCGCGCATTGGCGCGGTCACCGTGCCGGCTTCATCCAGCACCGTGTTCGGTTTTGGGCCCTCGGTCGCCAGCTCGCCCAATCCCTTCCGCGTTCCCCATCGGCGAACGTTCTTGGCGTTGGCGATCGTGACCACCTCGTCAGTCTTGCTGACGTCTCCCACGTAGACCCATCCGCGGTCCAGCACCACAATCTGCCGGCCCATCGTTTGGAGTTTGCTGTCCATGACTTTCCTTTCTGTTGTTGGTTTCTGTTATTGGTTCGGTACCGCCAAAGAAATTCACCCGTTCACTCCACCGCCTCCCTCATCGCCGCGAACAACTCCCGGGCCCGCTCCGCCTTCACCGGCTCCGGCCGCCTCGCCGTGCCTCTCGGCGGCAACAGCCGCACCGTGGGCCGACCGCACAGCACGCACACATTTTGCTCTCGGTCCAGGTCCAGCTCGGTCCAGCAGCGGCAGCCGTAACAAAACCACCCGCCGGTTTCCGAGCGGTCCGCGGCCGCGAGCCGGGCCCGCAGCATCGCGTTCATTGGCGCGCGCGGACCGACAGGTTCACGAACTGCGACTCGAAGCAATCGCGGCAATACGTATGCGATATCCGCTTCGTGCCTGGCACCGGCCCTTTGAGCCATGGCAACCAGGCCTGGCGCAGCCGCCGGCCGCACACGCAGCAATCCACCGAATACGTCAGCCAGAACCACGCCAGGTCCATCTTGCGCCGGACCGTCACGTAGACCGCCGTCGATTGCACCACGAGCCACGCCAGGCCGACGTCAATACAAGTAGGTTCATCTGAGTCACGCATAACGCACCAAACGCCAATAGATCCGGCCGATCGGTTTACACCGCTCCACCGTGGGGCCGTTCCACGTGGAACTCCGGAGCTGAATGCCCCGGGCAAAAATCAATCCCGCCGCTGCGGGTAACTGAACTCGTCGTGCAACACCGCGCAGGACCGCGTGGTGAACAGCACGTTCTTCCCCTTCATCTTCGCGACCAGCTTATCCACCTGCCGATGCGCCTCGCGCAGCAGCGCGTCCCGGCACTCCGCCACCAGCTCCCCATCCGCGTGCTGCACCTCGATTTGAATCTGGGTTTTCATGGGTTTTGGCCGACTGAAAATTGCTCGCTTTGACCTCTCCTCGGCATTAGCTCTCCTCCCGTGAACGACGAACTAACCCGCCTGAAGGCTCTGAGCCTGCTCCAAGCAGCAGACATATCTTCCCTCTTAGAACTTGTTCTGGTACTCGGCGCTGCCGTGCGCCAGAGCCATCCCGACCTGCCCGACCTGGCCCGCCAGTTCCTGACCCTCCGCCGTAAATCCGTTCAAACCGCGCTCGAAAGCTGCGAAACCACACACCCAGCAGTCGCCGCCAGGCTCCAGGAGCTAATCGACAACTCCTGCGCCAATTACCCGTTCGGCTACGATCTGGATTAGTCATTTCGCACCTGTTCCACGTGGAACTAACGTGCCTGGGCCTTTACCTTCCCTGTTGACCCGTTCAGGCCCAGCACAGCCGGCACGCCAGCCCGGCGCATCTCCTTCAATAGCTGCCGCGACCGCCGACGAAACCCCAGCAGCCGCTTAAATCGCTGCTCAAACTTCACCTGCTCCTCCGGCGCCAACCGCACATACTCGTTGATTATTTGGTCTGCATTCATGGTGTCTTCATGGTTACGCGGCCTTGCCCATGGCCGCATCCGCCACCTTCTCTGAAAGGGCTGACGGCTCCATCTGCTTCGAGCCATTGCGCGCTATGTATTGCCTCAAGGCCTCTCGGACGATGTCTGACACGTCCAAATGACGCTCGGTTGCAATCTGCTCCAAAGCTGCCTTCGTCAGCTTCGGAACCCTCGTTTTCACCTGGCCTTCTAGCCTTTCCGTGCTCATCTGTGCACGAGTGTGCACCAATGGGGCACTCATGTCAACAGCTTATTTCAAACTATTTTATTGACACTGTGGCCGGTTGTGCTCCATTGTTCCCGGTATGCAGAGAAACTCTGCCGACATCAAAGTCCGAGTGCCTCCGCTAATGAAAAGCACGCTGGAACAGCTCGCCGAGCGGGAGCTGTTGGACCTGTCGGACATAGTTCGGCGCGCCTTACGCGACTTCGTCCGGAAGGAAACCACCCGTCCCGGTCGCCCCAATTATGCCCACTCTTAAGGACGAAGAGATCAAGGTTCGCGTGCCGGGCACTATGAAAGCCGCGCTCACCCGCATTGCCGACGCCCGCCTCAAGAGCATTAGCGATGTGGCCCGGGAAGCGCTTCTAGCCTATGTGGAATCCCATGGTGTAAGTGCCCACGAGCTGCGCGATGCCCCAGCACAAATTGCAACTGTCGTTCCCCCGCGCGTTGCCACCACCTACCGCAAAACCAAACCGCATCGGTAGACCAGCCACGGTACACGTTCATGAGGCCGACCTACATTTTCATTTTGATTCTTGTGGGCTGCAGTCCTGGTTCGCCCCCAGCCTCGCCAGTGGCGCACACGCCACTCCGCTTCCGATTCGTCGTGGCAGAGCACGGCGGCGTTATCTGGCGATTCGACCAGTCCACTGGAGATGCCGCATGGACAATGGTTGACACGCCATGGTCTTACTGGCGGCCAGTGCGTACTAACCAGCCAACCGTCGATGACATTCTAGGCCCTGAACCTGCCGTCACCAATTCCAAGTCGCCATGAACATCGATTCAGTCCAAACGTCTGAACCAAAAACCCGCCGCGGCTACCGCCTCTTCAAACGCGACGACAAAGGCCGCATCCTGCAGCCCGATGCCCCCGGCTACCGCGAGCGCCCCTATCACTTCCGCTTCCAGTTCCGCGGCAAGTCCTATGCCCGCTGCCTCGACACCAACGACGCCGCCAAGGCCCAAAAATTCGCGGCCGCCAAAGCCCGCGAAATCAAAGACTCCACCGTCACCCAGGACTACGCGCGCCTCGCTGCCACAAAAAACCGCGCCGACACCACCGCCACCGTCGCGCAGCTCTGCGAGGTCTACCGGACCGCGCCTGGCGACGCCAGCACGGACAGCCGCCAGCAGTACATCAACGCCCTGCACCAGTTCCTCCGCGTGGCCGCCGGCCAGGACGCCGACGTCGGGGCCCTGAGCGTCAGCCGCATCAATGGCGACCTCGCCAGGGCCTGGTTCAGCGCCGCCACCGCCCGCGCCGCCGCCGCGCAGTCCCAGACCGCGGAGGCCAGCATCAAGCGGAGCGCCAACAGCCGCTACGTCCACGCCTCCTCCCTCTTCACTCCCCGCGCCATAGCCGCCTACCAGGCCGCCGGCGTCGACCACCCCGCCTTCGCTGACTTCCTGAAGGTCGGCGCCCTGAACCTCTTCACCCGCCTGCCCAAGGACCACTACAACCCGCCCCCGGAAGAGGTCATTCGCGCCACCCTCGAGGCCTGGACCGCCCTCGAAGACCGGAACCTCTTCCTGGCCATCGGCCACGAGCTCGCGTTCGGGCTCCGCGCCGGCGAGCTCTCCCAGGCGCGCTGGTCCTGGTGGGCTGAGCGCGAAGGCTATCCCGTGTTGGACGGCACCGCCAACGTCAAGAGCGGCACCGGCTGGGTCCAGGTCCGCGCCCTCGACCCCTGGTTCTCGACCATGCAAGCCAAAGTCCAGGCCCGCGGCTGGCGCGGCCAGCCCGACGACTTCATCATCACCGGGAACAAGACCTTCCGCTGCGAGGGGATCCTCGATGCCGTTGGCGCCTGGCTCAAAGCATTCGGCTGGAAAACCCGCAAGACCAACCACGCCCTCCGCGCCTATTCCGGCAGCCAGGTCGCGATGCGCTACGGCATCTATGAAGCCCAGGTCTGGCTCCGCCACAGCACCGTCAAGGTCACCGAGCGGCACTACAGCTACTTCATCAAGCGCTTCCGTCCGGCCGACGTCTCGACCATCCCCGCCAAATGGGCCACCGCCGCGCCGCAAACCCCTCTATTGCGCGTCCTGGACGCTCCCGCGACTGAAACTATCCCCTCCGCCGCCGCGCTCAACTGACGCGGATCCGCGCCTCCGCCGCCCCGTGCCCGGCCCTCGAGCCGGGCGTTTGCTTGTACCCCCGGAGCCGGGTTGCATCGGGACTCCTGATGCAACTTATGATGCAACTCAGTACTTCCGCAAGTTGCATCTAGCCTCCTCTAAACTGCCACCACACACCGCCGCTCCGCCGAATTTTAACTTACGCAGGACGCTGTCAGTCAGCGGAAACGGCCTGAAAAACAGCCGGTATTTGCTCACCCCCGCGCATCCCCCCGGAGAACCGCCATTTTAATGTCTTCTTATCCCTCCCCAATGCTCATCCACATGCAAACCAGCCATTTACACAACAGCCAAACCTCTGAACCTACTTCCGAACCCCCTTAGCCAGCTCCAGCATGTAGGCCGACTGCCGCTCGGGGTCCAGGCTCCGCGCGTTCGCCACCTTCATCTGCAGCTGCTCGCCCAGCAGCGCCTTCTCCTGCGGATTAGCCACCCGCCAAACCCGCATCGCGTCGCTCGCCGGCATCTTGTGCACCTGGTATTGCAGCGGCGTCATCGTCAACATGCTCTGCACCGTCTTCTCGTCACCCGGCCTCAGCTTGCCGATGTTCGCCGTGAACGCCTGCGCGCCGGCCGCCGGGTCGCGCCGCATATCCTGGGCGAGCTGCCGCACCAGGCGCCCGTGCTCGAATGCCTCGGTCGTTCGCCCGCCGATCGGCATTCCGGCCCGGGCAATCTCCGCAGCCAGGTTCTCCGCCGGCGTCATCGTCAATGCCTTCTTCGCCGGCACAATCCCAAAAAATGGCAGCACCAACTGCGCGACCGGCGACTTCTCCTCCGCCAGCCGCGCCGTGCCCGAGATCGAGAATGGCACAAACTGCTTCGCCACGAACGCCGCCAGCTCGCCGGCCTGCTTGGTCGCCGGGTCATCCGGGTTCCGGATATTCACCCCGTAGTAGTCCTGGTTGCGGTACATGTCCACCGCGGCCGCGATGCCCGGGTTTAGCTTGTGGTAGAAGCTCGCCCCCATCTTCTGCAGGTCCGGGAAGTCCTTCCAATCCGACGCCAGGTCCTTCATGTAAGTCGGCAGCATCAACCGCTGCGGCCGACCGTCCGCATCCGTCTGCCCGTTCTGCGGGAACATATAGTCCTGCAGCGTCTCCGGCCGTTTGCCGGCGAGAATCATTTGCGTCAGCGCCCCGGCGCCGCCGGCGACCATGGCCAGGGCGATCGGGTAGAGCATCCGGTTCGTGATCTGCAGCGGTGGCGTCGTCGACGGCCGCCCGGCCGCCGCCGCGGCCAGCTTCTCGGTCGCGTTCCGCACCAGGGCGCCGGCGTCGCCAGCCGCTCCGAGCAGGTGCCGGTACTTGCCCAACTGCCAGCCGTAGGCCCTGAAGCCCAGCAGCGCCAGGTCCTTCACCATCTTGTTGTAGAACAGATTGTCGTAGGTCATCTGCCCCATGCGGTCCTCGGTCGCATCCGCCGCCCGCGCCATCCCGGCCCGCACCTGGTCCAGGCTCGCGCCCGGGCCCATCCGGTCCATTTCCTGGCGCGCCAGCTGCGCGAACACCCCCAGCTTCTGCCGCGGCACCAGGTATTCGGCGATCGGCCGCATCGCCTGCTCCACGGCCGCGAACGGCAGCCCCAGCCCCGCCTTCGCGTAATTCGCCAGTCCTCCCTCGTTCACCGCCCGCACCAGGTTCCGCGTGATCCGCGTCTTCCAGAACGGGTCCATCTCCGCGCGCAGGCCGCCCTTCACAGCCAGGTCGGCAATCTGCCGCAGCGCCGCCTCGCGTGCCGGCGAAAATTGAAACTGAAATCCCTTAATCCCCAGCCGCGGAAAATCCAGCACCGGCACGCTCGTCATCGTCGGGTCGACCATCTTCCCCTGCACCGCCTTGCCCAGGTAATAATTCGCCACCGGTGCCACCGTCGAAAAAACCGCGCTCCGCGCCGCCTTCGGCAAATCCCCCTGCAGCAGGTAGCCCAGCCCCGTCGCCACGCTCGACACCACCGCGTCCAGGCTCGTGAACCCTGCGTGAAACGCGCTCATCCCCAGCTGCGCCCCGTTCAAAATATGGCTCCCCGCCCGCAACGTCCGGAAAGCCGCCCACTTCTGCAGGCCGGGCGATAGATAATTGCTCAGCACCTGCGCCGCCCCATTCGGCAGCGTCCACCGCCCCGCCAGCACCGGCCCCGGCAGCTTCAGCTCCGTGTTCGACTGCCCCACCGCCAGCCCCGGCTTGATATCGTTCAGGTCCTCCAGCTCTGGGTTCGCGCGGATGATATTTGCCAGGACCTTCTGCGCGTTCGGCGCCACCCGCTCCATCGCCTCCGGCGCGTAAAGATACGCGTGCACCGCGTTCGCCACCTGCTCGTCCGGCGACTGCACATAGGTCCGCATCCGCTTCGACGCGCTCATCCCCTGCGTCCGCAGCGCGGCCAGGTTGCTCATCTCCTGGCGCAAAGTATCGTTCGCGAACAAAAACCGGCTCAGCCCGTAGCGCTCCTCGAGGCCGTGCCCAATCTCGTGCATGATGACGAAGTCAGGCCCGCCAAACCGGCTCTTAATCTCCCCAGTCCCCGTCGTGTATTGTCCCCACTGGTTCACCCCCAGCTTCGCCACCCGCTCATGCCGGAACCCCATCTTCCCGATGAAATCCATCAGCCCCTTGCGGAGCCCCGCGTCATACGCCTCCGGCACCGACAACACCGGCGGCGCGTAAACCGTAAACGCCGGGTCATCCACCACCGTCCGCCCCGCCGGGATCCGCCGCCCCAGCGGATAATACTTCAGCGTGCCGTTCGCCTTCGCCTCCTCCATCACTTTGGCCGCCTTCAGGAACTTATCCATCTGGTGCAGCTTCGCCAGCGCCAGGTCTACCGGGTTATCCGAAATTGGCCGGAGGCCCCGCGCCAGGCCGTCCACTGTCAGCGGCAGCGTCCGCTGCTGCATGAACGCCTTGCTCCCGTGCAGCGGCGACCGCGCTGCCACCTCCGACGCCCAGCTCCGCACTGCTCCCGAGTCCGGGTTCTCCCACATGTGCGGGAAATAATTCGTAATCAACTGCTCCATCGCTCCCGGCTTCAGCCGCCGCACCTCGGCAATCCGCCAGGCAAACTCCCGGTCCATCGCCCGCGCCCAGTCCTGCAGCCGCGGCTCCAGCGCCGACCGGTTCCGCTCCAGCGCATCCATCACCGCGTAGTTGTGCGGCAGCGGCTGCGCCGGGTCATACGCCCAATCCTTCGGCACCGGCGTCTTGTCGAAGTAGCCCCGCAGCTCGCCCAGGTGCGCGTCCGCGCGCGTCAGGTCCACCGCCTCCTGCGCGTTATAATGCCGCAAGACGTTCGCGAACTGCTTCGCCGTCGCGTCAATGTTCTGCGGCGAAAAGACCGACTGAAACCCCTGGCGCCAGGCCGTCAGGTGCGACCTCAAGGCCTCGATCGCCCCAGGCGCCGGCCGTGGCACTGGCGACGGCGCCGGTACCCGAACCGGCGCAGGCCTCGTCACCGCCGGCGGCGCCGTCCTCAGCGTCGCCCCGCTCGCAGCCGCCCCGCCCGTCGCCATCCGGTGCACCACGCCCGCTTCCGCCGCCTCCGCGCCGCCAGGCGCCATGGCCACACCGCTAGGTGTTACACCCCGAACGTCCGCTTCCGGTGTCCCTTGTGCTGGTGGACGAAGTGTTTCCCCTTGTCCGCGTGGCGGAACTCCAGCGCCACCTTCAGCGGCGGGCAATGCCCCCGCGCCTTCGCTCGGCCCGCTGGGGTTGAGCACATCGCCATGAGGTTGTGCTGCTTCGATGTTTTGCTTGGCATGTTCTACTCCTTTCGGTTGCTCCGTGACTTCTGCGACTTTGGGACCCGGTTGCGGCACCGCCCCGCCGGGCCGCCACTGGTCCCCGAACGCCTCCCGCGCCAGCTTCCCGGCGATCTCGCTCTTCAGGCCCAGCTCGGGAAACAAATTCTGGATATCCGCGCGCGTCTCATTCCCCTGGCCCCGCTCCCGCAGCGCCTGCACCGCGTCATCCCACGTCTGGATCTCCTTCGCCGGCTTCGGCTCCGGCGCCATAATCTCCGCAATCAGCCGCTCCTCCTCCGTCGGCCCTTCGGGTACCGTCGGCTTAGGCAGCCGTTCAGACGTCTGGACTGCCCGCCCCACTCCCGCCTTCGGCTCTTCCCCAGTCTTTGCGTTCTCTGCGTTCTCTGCGGTTACTCCCTCCCCCGCCTTCTCCCGTTCCCCCGTCTCTGCGTTCTTTGCGTTCTCTGCGGTTACTCCCTCTCCCTTCAGCCACTCCCACCCCTCCTGCAGCCGTCGCACCGCCTCCGGCGCCCAGCTCCAGCTCCCCGGCTCCGGCCCCTCCGCGCCCGCCCGCGGCAGCGCCTCGGCCGCCGCCCGCAACATCCCGGCCCCCACCACCGCCGACACCCCCGGCCGCCCCAGCGCCTCCACCTGGTCGCTCCGCGTCGACTTCGGGTCCTGCAGCACCCGCACCGCCTCCTGCACCTGCTCCGGCAGCGCCGCCAGCTGTGCCGCGCCAAACCCCGCCTGCATCATCCGCGCCAGCGTCCCCTCCCCCAGCATAAACGGCAGCGTCAGCGCCGTCTCCGGCCGCCCCAGCATCGACTCCCCCATTTCGCTCACCACGTTGAACGCGCCCGCCGCCGTCGGCACCGCGTTCGCCAGGGGAATTGGCGACGACTCCAGCGCCGCCTGCGTCTCCGGGCTCAGCCGGATCCGTGGAAATTGAAAAATCGGTCCAGCCTTGCTCCGCTCCGCCAGTGTCGGCACGTAATCCGGCGACTCCGGGTCCAGCCCCAGGTTATGCAGCCGCGTGGGGATATCCGCCACCGCCGTCGCCACCTTCCCCGGCACCTCCGCCAGCGCCCCCACCACCTGGCCCAGCGCGCCCAGGCCCGCATCCGCGTCAATCGGCCCCATCGGCCCCATCGGTTGGCCGCCCGTTTGCAAGCGCGCCGCGTCATACGGGTTCAGCTTCACCTCCGTCCCGAGTGGGATCTCCCGCCCTAGCAGGTCGTCTACCGTCTGCTCCGGGCCCAACAGGTCCTCGACCGTTTGCGCCATGCTACTTGCCCATCGGCACCCCGAATTTGCTGTTCAAAATCCCCGCCGCCTCTGCTCGCGTCAAAACGCCCTTCTTAAAGTCCGCCACCACATCCCCCGTCGTCTTGTACTTGTTCGCCGCCCCGGCCGCCGAGGCCTTCGCCGGCGCCGCAGGAGTTATGCCCAGGGTCTTCTGCATCGCGCTTCGCGCATCAATCACCTTCCCGCCGTTGTCCACGTAAAAGCCCAATACTGGTTGGCCATTATCATCAGTCGCCTGCTTCAGCTTTGCCCCCGTCTTGTTTGGGATCCAAACCGCTTGCCCCTTCGCATTCGTTTGGCTCCAGCCCACCAGGTTCCCGTCCTCATCATGCTGGGCTGTCAGACTGGCTCCAGACTTCGCCGGATTAAACCCCGTCGTGATAGCCTGCTTTCCGTACAGCAGCGTCCGCGCCCCCGTCACCGGATCCTCCGTATAGTTAGGCTTCAGCGCGTCAGACGCCCCCGCGGCATTCGGGTCTTCCACCACGTGGATCCCTCCTCGCCCCGTCCTCGAGGTCACAATGCTCAGGCCCGGATAGGGATTATCCTTTATTACCATTGGAGCATCCCCCGCCTCACCGTACCTCGTCAGGGATTCAATCAGCTTCGGCACCGCCCGCCCGCTCAGGCCCGGCGTCGCCAGCGCATACCGGAACCGCTCATCCGCCGTCGGCTCCCGCATCGTGCTCGCGCCCGTGCCGGCGCCCCCAGTGCTGCCCGGCGTCGGCTCCGTGTCATAGCCGGCCGCCACCACCGGCGCGTTCGCGTAGCGATTCACCGCCGCCCCGATCGACATATCATCCTGCGCCATCTGCGCCCGCTGCGCCGCCTGCGCCTGGTAATCCGCCATCCGCGCCGCCTGCATATCCGACGCGCTCTTCATTGTGTAACCGCGCAGCAGCCCCTCGAGCTGGTCCACACTCATCGCCTGCAGCGCCGTGTGCGTGTCCGTCGAGTCCGGCGAATACGCCTTGATCAGCTTCCGTAGCGCATCCGCCTGCTGCCCCCGTTGCACCGCGTAGGAAGTCAGGTCCGAGCCGTCGCCGTTGTCCCCGCCGGCCGCGCCCTGGCCGCCCTGGTAGCCGCTCGTCGGGTCGAACCCGCCATTGCCGTAGTTAGTCAGCGACTCAAGCGCAGTCCTGTCTTGAGTCGCCTGGCGCGACCGCGAAATCCAATCGGTTAATAGGCCCATAGGTTTTGCCTCTCAAATTAGAAAGCCCGCCATTCCGGTACCGGAACCCATCGAGGTCAGCGAAGTTATGTTGTTGCTCGCATCGATATTCCGATACAACCCCGCCCGGTTCGCCGCGCTCGAGGTCGACGCGCTCAGCGCCCCCTGGTAAGGCAGCCCCATCAAGCTGAACATGCTGCTCGGGCTCGTGATGCTCGGGCCCGGGCTAATCCCTCCCGAGTAGCCCAGCAAAATCGAAAACGGATCCCGGTAGGCCGACTGGTTCAGCCCCGCCACCTGGCTCGCCAGCGCCTGGTTCTGTGCGCGCCGCTGCTCCTGCGTCTGCGTCACGTAGTAGTTCTCCTGTGCCGCGTCCGCGGGCCCGTAGCCCAGCCCACGCGCGGCCTGGCTCGACCGCACATTCTGCTGCAGCCGAGTCATCATCGCCGGGTCCAGCGCCCCGTTCTGCCCCAGTTGCGACTGCGCCTGGCTCGTCAAGCTATCCAGCAGCCCGGCCATCCCCGGGTTATACGACTTCAGCGCCGCCAATATCGCCGGCCCCAGGTTCGTCGCGTCCGTCACGTTCTGCCCGCGGACCATCGACTGGTTTGCCAGCCCCAGTTGCGTGTATTGCGGTTGGAAATTCTGCTCACTCGCCAGCACCGCCGGCTGCGACGCCAGGTAAGCATTCAGCAGCGACATGTAGTCGCCGCCCACCGAGCTCGGGCTCGGCGTCTGGACGTTCGTGTCTCCTGTAATGAGTCCGATCGTGCTGGCAATTCCCATAGCTTTATTCCTTGATTGGTCTGGGGCCTTTGAGGTTCTTAAACGTCAGCTGAAACTTGCCGGCGCTGGCGTAGCCCAGGCGCGCGATGTGCGGCTCGAACGGCGACCCCTCGGCGAACGGCACGCACAGGTAGGCCTGGCGCTCGTTCATCAGGTTTCCCACCAGGGCCTCCATCACATTGATCAGGTAGCGACTGTCCCGCGCCTTGCAGCGCTGCGTGTGGAAGTAGGGCAGCACCAGCGGCACGCTCGCCACGCTCGCGCACCCAATCAGCTCCTCGCCCCCCTCCTCGTTCACCCGCACGAACACGTGGGTCGGCATGAACACGGCGTGCTTGTCCGCCTCGGCCATTTCCTTCAGCGCCGGAATATCCTCGTCGCGCACCAGGCGCAGCCACACTTGACCCGGGTCGCTCATAGCATCGCGTACATCACCAGCTTCCAGTTCGCCGTCGTGATCGACGTCCCGCCCGTGGTCCCTGCGCTCGCCCCCGACCCTGCGCCCCGCGGCATAAAACTCACCGCCCCCGTCTGCACCAGGATCAGGTTCGTCGCCGTCGCCGTGATATAAAACGCCGGCAGCGGCTGGCTCGTCCACATCGTCCCGCAGTCGATCTCGTCGCCCGCGCTGTAACCGTTCTCCCCAGTCTTGCATCGCAGGATCCCCCGCACCAGCGTCGGCACCCCGCCCAGCCCGTGCGGCGTGTTAATGATCACCCCGTTCGAGCCCGACAACGCATTCTCACCCGTGATGAAAAACGGCCGCACCCCAATCAGGCAAAACCCGCCCCCGCTCACATAGACGGCCGTGTATTGGCAGTTTGGCTGCAGCTGCCCGGCCGCCAGCGTCGTGTAGCTCCCCGCCGAATAAATCGTCTGCGCCCCCAGCCCATTCACGTTCAGCGTCGCTCCGCCCGTGTTCGCCGTGTTCACCCGGAACCGCACCACCATCCCGGTCACGTAGCTTGTCGGCGCCGGCGACAGCGTGATCGCATACGCCGCCGGCCCGCCCGTCGCCGTGCTCCCATACTGCTGGATCCCCAGCTGCGTGTTCAGGTCCAGGCAGGCGGCCGTCACCTGGTTCGCCCCGATCTTGCTCGTCGTGATAAACCCATCCGCCATCTTTGCCCGGCCCGTCGCGTCCGCGCTCAGCACCCCGTCAATCAGCTTCGGCGTCGTCACGCTCCCATCCGCCAGCGACAGCGTCCCCACGCTCCCCGACAAGCTCACCGTCGGGTTCGCCGCCAGGTTCCGCTTCGCCGCCGTATCCAGCTCGTTGTCCTGGTAGGTGTAGCCGGGAATTAAAGTTAATGTCAGCGCCATAATTGCTCCTTCATACCAGCACCCCCGACCGCCGGATCCCCTCGCTGGCCTCGGGGCCCACGCTCTTCAGCCGCAGCCGACCCTGCGTGCTCGAAAATCGAAATTGCACATACCGCCCGCTCAGCGGCCGCAGCGACGTCTTCACCAGCACCTCCTGGAACTGCCCCAGCGAGTAGCCCGGCGTCACCCCGCCCGGCAGCAGCCGCACGCTGTAGTCCCCCCGGCCTGGTGTCAGGAAGTCCCCGTTCGCGTTCCCCTCCACGTAGTCCGGCTTGCCCGCCGGCTTCAGGTACTTCGTCCGCGAAAAACTCAGCCCGCTCCGATACACCTTCTCGCTCGCCACCGTCCCCAGCATCGCCGAAATCGACACCACCGCGTTCCACACCCCCAGCGACAGGATCGTCGCCTTGAACTGCTTCAGCCAGCTCGACCCCGCCAGGTAGCCCCGCGTCAGTCCAGACGTCTGGATGTCCTCCCACGCCAGCGCCTGCGGCCCGGTCCCGAACACCTGGTCCTGCCCCGGCGCCTCCTCCATCAGGTTCGCGTAGCCATCCTCCGCGATGAAAAACAGCCGCAGCTTCCCGTTGTAGTTCGCCGTGAAAAACTCCTTCACCGTCAGCGCCGTCCCCGTGTCGTAGCCCTGCCACTGCCCCGACTGGAAATCAAAGGTCCACGTCGCCCCCGAGGTCCCCGCCCGGAAATCATACACCAGGATCGCGTTGTTCACCCCCACCAGGCCCCGCACCGTCCCCGTCGTCGAAGCGATCGAGATATTCGGCGGCCACAGGTAATACGTCGTCTGCGTCGCCGTGAACCATCCCGGCGCGATCACCGTCCCCGACGGGCTCGGGAACTGCGGCACCCCGCCGCTGATCGTCACCCCGGTCGTCAGCTCGTAGCTGTCCCCCGGGATGTATTGGTAGCGCTGCCCCACCACCAGCCCACTCACCGTGTAATAGAAAAACGGCCCCACGGCCGTCGGGCTCACGTTCGGCCCCGTCGCCGGCACCATCGCGCTGTCCAGCGGCACCGCCACGTACAGCTTATCGTCCCACCACGCCAGCCGGATCTTGCTCGCATACGTCCAGTTAATCCGCCCGACCACCGCCTCGAAATCGTTGCTGAACGGGATATCCACGCTCCGCGTCTGCCCCAGCTCATTCTGCTGCAGGCTGCAAATCCCCCGCTTCGTCGCCGGGAACATCACGTTCTTCCCCGCCACGATCGCCGCGCTCAGCGCGCACGACCCGTACTGGTCCCCGTGCATGTCCAGCGTCACCTGGCTCAGGTCCCCGCCCACGTTGCTCAGGATCCCCCAGCTCGCCCCCTTAATCACCAGCGCCGTGTTCTGGTTATACTTCACCAGGTTCACAATCTCGTCCGCGCTCCCCTGGTTAATCCGGAACGCGTTCGTGAACTGGAAGTGCACCAGGTCGCCGATGTTCATGGCGACGATAAAGTCCTTCTTCGTGTAAACGCTCGTCGAGTCGTAGTTCACCGCCCCTGGCGTGTAGGCCGTCGGCACCAGCAGTTGATTGTTGATGAACAACGCGTCGTCCGCGTTCGGCAGCACGTCGTAAAGCTGCTCCCATGCCTCCGGGTTCGTGTCCGGCGATTGCCCCGCCAGCACCACGCTCGTCCGGCACGTGATCACCCCGCTCGCGTTCGACCCCGGGTCCGCCGGCAGCGCATACGTGAACGTATTCGCCCCCGTCACCGTGATCAGCCAGGTCCCGTTATAGGCCGCCGGCGTCGCCCCTGCCACCGTCACATACTGCCCGCTCGTGAACCCGTGCGACCCCGTCGTCGTCAGCGTCGCCGTTGTCCCCGACCGCGTCAGGCTCGACACCGTCGCCATGCTCCCCAGCGCCTGCCAGTAATACGCCATGTTTGAGCACTTCACCGTCCCCGCGTCCGGGCTCGTCCCGCCCTCGAATTGATACGTGAACGTGTTCACATCCAGCACCGTGATGTTGAACCGCCCGTTATAGGCCGCCGTCGCCGCCCCCGTGATCACCACGTCCGCCCCGGTCACATACCCGTGCTCATTCGTCGTCACCACCGTCGCCGTCCCGCCCACGCTCGTCAGGCTCGACACCGCGATGAACGGCCCGTAAGCCATTTCCTGTGCCACCTGGCCCGTCGCCAGCACCGCCGCCTTGTACACCGTCGACGCGCTCCACCGCGGTTCCACATCCAGGAACCCCGCGTCAATCGACGCCATCACCAGCGGCTGCAGGTATTTCCCCCGGAACAGGAACACCTGGTCAAATGCCGGCACCGGCACGCACCGGCTCAGCAGCCGCACCCCGGTCGGCAGCGGCAGCGATTCCCGGCAATTCCCCGGCTTGCACCGGTAAATATTCCCATCACTGCACTCCAGCACCCACTCCTCCCCGTTCGGGTCCTTGAAATTGCCGACCCCGTAGAAATCCCCCACCGGGTTAATCGTGCTATCCACTCCTGGCCGCGTGGCATTCAGCCAGGCCGGCTTCACCACCCCGAGCCGCGTCTCCGGCTCCCCGGTCCGCATCCGGAGGTTCTCCCCGTCGGCCAGGATCCCCGGCCCCAGCTTATCCGGCGCCAGGCGGTTATTCACGCCCGTGAACTTCGTGTCCCCGTCGTCCTGCTCGACCTCATCCCCCGGCCCAAATTTCCGATAGTCACTCACTCAATCCTCTTGCTTCTTGCTTCTTGCTTCTTGCTCTTGCTCTTGCTCTTGCTTTTCCCTTTCCCGGCTCTTGCTTATTGCTCTTGCTCTTGCTCTTAATCTTTCTCTTTCACCTGTGTGATCTGCTGCACCGCCACCATCGCCACGCTCAGCCGCCCGCACAGCCTCTCCTCCCGATGTTCCGGCGACAACTCCCGGTCCACCTCGAACAGTGCCTCCTGGGCCGCCTTGGCCAGCTCCTGCGCCTCGTGCAAAGCGCGTCGGGCCCGGCGCGTTTCCTGCCAGGCCCGCTCGCGGTCGACCTCGACCTCGCTCAGCTTTCGCTGCGTTTCCTCGAGGTTCACAGTCCGTCCGGGTTGCCCAGTGCCGCCAGCTTCGCCGCGAAGTCCGCCTTCTCGGCATCCGTCGGCGCCTGGCCGCCAATCCAGCCGGCTACGCTCGCCGCCAGGCCTGGGATCGCCTTGTCCACCGCCTTCCCAATCTGGATGAACGGCACCAGCGCCGGGTCAATCACCCCCGCAAACGTCGCCGCGGTATTCAGGTCGGTCACGATCGTGTTCAACAAATCCTGCAATTCCTGTTGCGTCATAATCTCTTTTCCTTTCTTCAGCCCTCAGCCTTCAGCCTTCAGCCTTCTCTGTGTTCTTTGCGTTCTTTGCGGTTACTGTCTCCAGTAGTTAATAACCCACACGATATTCGACGACTCATCCAACGCCGCCTGCAGTGCTGCCTGCAGCTGCCCCTCCACCGCCGAGTTTGTCTCATAGGCCGACCTCCAGGCCTCCACCACCCCGACCGAGGCCGCAAAGTGCATCCGGGCCGCCTTCAGTTGCGTCTCCGCCTGGTCGAGCTGCGCCTTCCGCTGCGCCGACGTCGTCGCCGCGTTCGTGGTCACCACGTAATAATTCGTCCAGCCGGCGTAAGCGCCCGACACGAGGTTCACCGCCGTCTGCTCGCTCCGCCAGATATTGGTCGACGCGCTCGCGCACCCCAGCAGCCCCGCCGCCAGGCCCACGGCCGCCGCGATAACCAGCAGCGTCCCCGTCCCCTTCATCGGCGGCTTCGCATCCGTCTCAGGTCCCGCGCTCGAGCTCTGTTGGTGATGCCAATAACTCCACCCCGCCCCTCCCAGCACCATCACCGCCCCGATGACGATGTCCAGCTGGTCACTTCCCAGCCACCCGCGTTTCACGATGAAAGCCGCCCCGGCCATCTTCAGCAGGGTCCGAATCGCACTTGCCACTTGATCATTCATTCTTGTCCTTTCGTTTTAGTTTTGCGGAGGCCTGCCCTTGATCAACTCCCGCAGGTCCACCAGCGTCTGCATCATGGTCGCCTGCTGGACGATCACCGAGTCCAGCTTCCCGTTCGTTTCACCTATCTTCTGCCAGGTCTTATCCTCGATCGCCTTGTCGGCCGTTTGACGATCCACCTGCTCGAGCCGGAACGCCTCCTGCGTGACATACTTCTTATCCGCCTCCTGCTGCATCTCCAGCCGCTGATTCCGCAGCACCAGCGCCAGGACCGGCACCGCGACCAGCGTCAGCAGCGTAAGGAAGAACGTCCCCCACTCCCGCAGCTCTTTCAGTTTCTCAGTCATCGACTTATCCGCCGCTTCAGCTTTATCCGGTTCCATGTTCTTTCCCTGTGCCCGCGTTTAGGTTCTTCCGCGCCCAGGCCCAGCACCCCGCTCCCCTCGCTGTCAGCCCGTAATTTCATTGCGTCACCTTCGCCCCCGAGCTAACCATCACCCCCGCGCCCAACGAAATGCTCGCCCCGATTAACGCTGCCCCGCCCCCGCTCGATTGCGCGGGAGAGGATGTCCCCGCTCCCGAATAAAGCGCGGCCACGTCCGAGGCGGCAAGGGTGCGGTTGTAAATCCTCACATCATCCAGCCATCCGACAAACCATGCGTCATTGGGCACGCCATCGCTTCCCGGTGGCAATGCCCCGGCGTGATGCCTCGCTCCAATGCACAGGTAGTCATAGACCCGAATCCACGGGATGTTCGCGCTGATTGAACTCGTCGCGTTTGAAACTCCATCGTAATAGCCGATGACGACGTGGTTCGAGCAGTCAATGGTTGCGGTGTAAAGATGCGCCACCGTGGTCGCGTACACGCCAGAGGATGCGTCCTGCGGCCACAGGGCCAGGTTGGTATAGCCCCGGCTGTCACCCGCATTGTTGTAGAAAATCTCCATGCTGACCCGCTGCGCGTTGCCATAATAGTCCGTGGTATGCCCGAAGCGGAAGGAGTTGGAACAAGAGTTCTGGTCCGGTGCGAATTGCCAGTCATAGCCCGCGTCCAGCACATAGTTTTCCGGCTCCTCCTGATTGTCGAATCTCGCCCAAAAGAACGAAATGGTGCAGTTGGTCCATTTCACCCCGGCAATGTTGGTGATTCCGATGAACGTGCCGCCCACCCGGCTGTAGGTCGGGTCCGCCACCCCGTTCGTCCGGAAGTAGCAGCCAAGGCCATCCGCCCCGTTCGTGTAGAAGACGAGGTTGGTGTCCCCCCAGCTCGTCGACCACTGCTTTGGTAAATAGCCATTTCCGCTATCGTCCAGAACCTGCGAATTGTTGAACGACAGCCACACGACAAGAGACGGATCCGACTGGTAAGCGCCAATGTCCCAACTGCTGCCCCGCGAAGAGCCGCGAATGTCGTTCGTGTAGTTGGCGCCTATCGCCGATAGGGCGCTCGTCAGATTCGTGCCGTTGCCTTTCAGCGCGACATCCGCGCCGGGGCGGAAATCGTAATTCGTCAGGCTGACGTAGGTTGCCGTGGTATTATTGTTGTGGGTATAGCCTGTGTCCGTCCCGAAGGCCGCCATCGTCGAATATCCGTTGTCGAAGACATCCCCATGGGTCCCGTAGATGATTCCCTGGCCATATCCCGACCCGCCGCCGATGCTGTTGAAATCAATCTGGACATCGCTCACCGAGTAATCAAACCCGCGGATGCCGTTCTCCGTCGCCTTGTTCGTAAAGAGCTGAATGCATGGACCTGTATTGTAGGGCGAAACCTGGATGACCGCGTTGTTCACAAAGTGAACTTGAGTCGCCAGCCCGTTGGTCCGATACCCACGGTTCCACGTAAGCACCGTCGTATTCTGGCCCGGACCAAGGTTGTACCAGGTGTTATTGAAAAACCAAAAATTGCTGATATTGCAAGTTGCCCAATCCGTGGGGCTACCTGTCGGATTGTTGATCGCATCCCCATCGTGCCCGGTGAACGTGATCCCGTCATGGTAGGCATTGGTCGTGGAGTAGTAGACGGTGTTGTACACCAGCACGTCATGGCTCAACACCGTGTTCGCTTCCACGTAAAACCCAGTTCCCTCGCAGTCATACCAAATATTGTTGTACCACCGAATCCACGCGCTCAGGTCCTGGCCCGTGTCCGGGTGCCCCACTTTGGGGTATTTCGGATACCGCCCGATATTGTCATGCACATCCGCGCACTGGAAAATTTGGGTATAATTGTCCCGGCAGCCTTCAACTAAATTGTGATGGACATTGATCATCCCGTAGCCGTTCGTGAGATAGTAGCCACCCCCCTCACTCAGGACGCCGTAGCCGCAAGCGCTCGTCACATGGCAATAAGCCACCTCCGATCCATCGCCAGCAGCCGACCCCGATCCGCTCGCGGTGAAGTTAATCGCCTGATAATCGCTCCCGGCCGGAGTCGTGTCCTGCCACACCGTCAGCCATAGCACCCGCGTCCCGGTAGCCCCGTTGATATCGATCCCGTCCGCGTTGTTCGTCTGGTAAATCTGCCAGTTCGAGTTCGTCCCGATTCGGTAGGTGTCCATCACCGAGCCTGGCGTCCAACTCGTCTTGCTTCCGTCGAGCACCCGGTAAAGCGCGTTGATCTCGATCCGCCCAACCTGAAACACCAGCCCATTGTGCAAGCTGTCTGTCGCGACTTTGATCGTGACTGGCTTCGCCCGCGTGCCGTCATTCCTGGATGCCCCATTGTCCGATAGGTTCGCAACGTAGAAATTCGTTCCCCCCGAAGGACCGCCGCTTACCCAAATCGTGTCCCCCGCCTGCACCGATGCCCAGGCTATCTGGTCGAAGTTCGTCCATGCGTTGTACCAGCTCATCCCATCATTTCCGTGGCCGGCAGCCTCCGACGCCACATACCAGTTGGTGTTCCTGATATAGTCCGTGGCGCTGACATAGCTCATCCCAAAGTTGGTGTTGATGAAAGGAGAGCCATAGCCCTGCTGGAAAAACCCGATTAAGGGGCCGCCGGCTGGGATATTTGTCCCTGTCCAATCGTTGGTGATCAGCACCAGGTTGCCGTTCAGGAAGATTGTGATCTGCTGGTTCGTCAGACCCATGTGGATCGTCGAGCCATTGGTTATTGCATACTGAATGCCGTATTTGTTTGCCCCTAAACCCACATTGTTTGTTCCCCAGTAGGAAAGGCCCAGCTCGATGTAGCCATCGTTGCTGGCAATCGCACCGTCCGCGAAATAGCCGGTAAACCATCCGTTGCTCAACACGCAGTTTAACCCGTACTCAACCTCCCAATAATGCCCCTGCGCCGGAGGACTCGGACACCAGATCGTGAAATCCAGCGCCTGCGTCGTCCCCCAATTAAAACCAGAGAGGCACGAAAGCGCATCATCGTAGGAGGGCGGATTGTTCGTGCCCGGCTGAAGTCCAAATGCAAAATGAATGCTTCCCGTATTGGTGACTCCAACCCCTTTGTTGCGCGTCGTGATACTGCCATCCGTCCACAGTCCACCCTGAGAAAGCGGCACTTCGTCCACCGGGAAGCTTGTCGTGTACGTTCCAGCGAACAAATCTCCAGCGGCCAGCAACAGGAATAGCGCGAGTATTCTCATTGCAATGCCAGTACCACTCTAGCCCTAGAGGAACTACTATTGTTCCAAGTGATGGTATATGTGTTGGCTGCGAATCCAGCGCCGGATGTCCCAAGCCACTGGCATGATCCGTTAGCCATGCCGCTGTTGTAGCTGATTTGACTACCAGCTATGCTCCCCGGTGTCAGGGTGTCAGTCTCAGAGCTACTGAAGGACTCATCCGCCCACACTTGCAGGAACATGCATGTAGCGGTGCTGGTAATGTTAAAACTGTTTCCAGATCCTGCTCCATTCTTTGCGTTCACTGAATGCACTCCGCAGTAGCCCATGATGAGCGTTCCAAGGTCTGTCACTGGCGTGGTGTTTGTGAAGTAGACAGTGCCCGATCCCGATGTCAGGTTGGTAGCGAGTAAGACGCAAATGGTGTCCCCATCGACCTGAAAGTTTGTGACGCTGTAATAGGTGTTGCCCAGAGTATCACCGGCCTTTGCCGTCGTGGTGACGTTGCAGAACTCCACCAAGACCGCCTCATGCTGGGTCGCCGGGTAAACAACGGATGTGTTGGTAATCCCCGGATACGCGTCGTTAGTGTAGACGCATGTAAAGGCTGAGCACGCATCACCTCCACCGCCACCACCCGATGCAACCGGAGCCTGAAAAAATGATTCCCGTCTGTTTCTTTGCCCAAACGAGCAGAAGCAGACCAGCGATAGCAGAAAGACTAGTATTCGCTTTTCCATGACATATTGGTGAAGACATTTAGCTGGCATTCAATCAGCACGTCCTTCGATGTGCCGTTCGTGCAAACACACGTTCCTTGGGATCGCCATCCGGCAGACGGAGCAATCGTCCTGTCAGCCCCGCTCGCATAACAGTGGATGATTTGCCAGTTGTAGTTCGTCGCGTTGAAGGCGGTGACGCCCGTGAAAGTCAGATTGCCCGCAAGGTTCGTTGTGACCTCCGTGCCCTTGGAGAAGTCCACCACGGTCCCATAATAGGTGTTTGTGACGGCATAGACGTTGAGGCTTTGGATGTTAGTCAGGCCATAGCCATTTCCATTAAACACAACGTTCGTATCCGCAGTCACCGAAGCCGATGGATCAATCTTGAGGCTTCTACCCGCGCCACCCAAGTTGGTGAACAGCAGCGTCCCGGCCTTGAGGTCCAATTGAAAGAACACAACCGAATTGCTGAACGTCATGTTCGTTGTGGTCAGCATTGAGAATGCACCGACGACAGAGTTCGTCTGAATATCAACTAGGTTGGTTTTCGCAAACACGTTGAAGCTCGCAGTCGTTCCGATGGAGAAGTTGTTGGAAACAACCCCGCTCCCCATACTCACCGGACCGGTCAACGTCAGCGCCCGAGTGTCATTCGTCTTGCTGTAGGATACGACGGCCACTCCGTTGAGGTCATTGGTCGCGTATGTCGCGCCTGTCGCACTCTTAGCCGTATTCGCATTAACCGTCACCCCTCCCGACCCATCATAGGTGTAGGTGCCATTGGCCAGGCCAGATGAGTTCCCGGAAAGATTCCCACCCGCAAACGAACTCGCAGTAACACCAGCATTAGCTGTGATATTCCCATTCGTGTCCCACTTGAAGATTAGAGCACCTGAATAGACGTTGCTGAAAAACCCGCTCCCGTTGGTAAAGGCGAAGAAAGAGCCGACTGCGTTGCTGCCGGTGACCCACGGCCCAGACCCATAGAATGTTGCCCCGTTGCTTGCTGATATGCTATTGAACGTCCCATTCGCCCCCGCATCTATCGTCGCCACCTGGCCATTCGTTCCCAGCGCCTTCAATATCGGCGCCGTAGCCGCCGTTGACAGGTTGCTCAGAGTCAGCGCCGTGTGTGTTGCGTCACTCCCCAGGACCGTGGCATTCGTCCCGATCCCATTCAAATTCCCTATCGCGTTCGTCGCCGACCCACCACCGCCAGTCCCAAAATTCGCCAGCAGCCATGCAAAGAACCCCGCGCTGATCGCGTTCGTCGGGATCCCCGTCAGCTTCGACCCATCCCCGACAAACCCCGGTACCGCCTTTGACACGAATGCCCCGTTGTCATTCGTGGCGCTGCCCAGCGTGAACTCCATATCCCCGTCCCACGTCATCCGCGGCACCACCGGGTTCGACGTCGGCGCCGAATCAAGTGTCAGGTTCCCGCTCGGCCCGCTTATCCGCACCGCCGCCCCCGAGTTCAACGACGCATCGCTGAAGGAAGAGCTGACGAAGGAGCCGGGAGCTAAATTTGTTGCATAGGTAGAATTTGAGGCTCGGGGAGCAATCCCGGTATTATGAATCACGCTCGATGCGCTCCCATCCGTATTATTGCTGACGCTCTCCGAGTGATTCCCCCAATACCAGACATAGCCCAATTTCCCCGCCCCGAGATTCGTATTAAGAATGACGTCTGTCCCCCAGGTGCCGGGGTAAAGGTTGTCGTAGATATAGGCCAGCGTCGTAACGGCGTTCTGGTCATTGGTGACGTTCAGAAAGAACGGCGACCCTCCGATGAAGTTCCCTGAAAACTCCAGGTACTGCACCCCGTCAAATTGGTTCGTGCTCGTCCCATCGAGCTGACTGCCGCCGATAAACTCATTCTGAGACACCACGATGTTATCATTCTGCCCCTCGCACCGGATTCCAATGTTGCAATGGTTAAAGGAGTTCCCAATCACCCTTCCGTGCATCGCGTTGTTCACGGTGGACCCGAGGATGCCCATAAAGTTTCCAGTGAACCGATTGCCAATTATCTTCGCATTGCCCGCCGAGGCCACGATTCCAATTCCGTTCTCAATCGCTTGGCACCCCGAAATGATTTGGTACTCGTCGCTGAGTTCCTTGCCGGTGCCGCCAATACCTGAGTTTGGCCAGCCCGCATATTCATAGCTCGGACCCAGAACCATGAACCCGCAGTAGTTCGAGTATGCAATGTTATTGTAGAAATTGGCCGTCGGGTAATACTGCGCCCCGCTGTTGTTCGTGCTGGCGATCATGAAGCCCGACCCGCCGAAGCCGTAGGCAACGCAATCGTGCGCGGAGTTGCCAACCGCACCGTTCAATCTCAGGCCGTGCCGGTTGGTCCATGTGGTGCTGTAATAGGGTTCGTAAAGCCCGTTGTATGGAGAGAAGTAACCCGGTGTGCTGTAAGTCGGATACTTGTCCCCGGTGAACTTCATCCCCTCGATGACGAAGTGGTTGACGTTGCTACCCGTGTCCACCATGAAATTCGTATAGGTCGAGCCGAGATGCAGGATTGCTCCGTAGCCAATCCAGTGAGAGTTGCTGACGGGATAAAGGTTGCTTAGAGAGTTGTAGTCGCCGGGATTCCACCAGATTGTTCCACCGGCCGCTACCGCGGCATTGATTGTGGCTTGGGAGTCAGACGGACTCAGAACGGTGCCTGACGGTGTGATTTTAGCCGTATTAAGGTTGGTCAGGTTAGACCCATCTCCGAGGAACGACCCATTCAAGGGCATCGGCGTGTTGGTATTAACCCGAATCGACCAATTCCCTGGCGCGTTCGTGATGATGGTTACCGTGTTGTCGTACTTGTATAGGTAGACATTCGTCGCCGAGCCGCCCCCGCCGCCCGTCCCCGGTCCCGTGTTCGAGGCCCCCCACGCCGCCGTCGCCGCCAGCAGCACCAGGCCAGCCACCCACGCCCATCCCGTTCGCTTCGTGTATCCCATAGCCCTAGCTAGTTTTCCGGTACGTCACACTCAGGAACGAGTCTGCCGCACCGATCGCCTTGCTCGTCGCCCCGCTCGAGTTGCACACCACGATTCCCGCGTTGAACTGCCGCCCGTCGCCGAAATCGATCGACCCCTGGCTATCCGTCAGCACCTTGATCGGCGGCACCTTCGGCACCGTCCCGTCCGCCGGCAGCGCTGCCGCGTCGAAAACCATGTAATACTGGCTGGGCCCCGTGTTGAAGATCATCACCGAGTACAGCTTCGCCGGCCCCGTGACGACCACCAGGCTCGCGACGGGTGCCCCGCTGTCCGTCGCCTGGTCTGCTCCGATGATTTTTACATTGTGCATAGGTTCGTTGCTTTCGCGATGAGGCGGCCGCCCTGGCCCTGCTGCCGGTTCAGCTTGTCCGCCTCCAATTCCAAGTAGGCCATCGCCGCTCCCTCGAGCGCCGCCGCCTTGTCGTTCTGCCCGTCCGCCAGCAGCCAGTCCGCGTGGCCGGCCGCTATCAGGAACGAACGGAAAATGTAAGGGATCGGCACCACCGTCCATTTGGCGGCCGCCGTCTCCGGGCTGTCCCCCGCCGTCGTGGTCTGGTTCGCCGTGAATAGGTTCGCCACCCCCGGCGCGATCGGGGCCGCCCCCGCGCCCGTCCCCACGTAGTAGACCTGCTGTCCAGACGTATAGACGAGCGTCGAGTCCCAGGCCGCCCCCAGCAGCGACGGCCGCTGCTTCCGGTAATACAGCCACACAAACCCCAGGTTCGCCCGCACCTGCGTGAACTGCGCCCCCATCTGCGAAATCCAGAACGGGATATCCACCAGCTTCGTCGTCACCCGCGGGTCCTTGTCGAACGCCCGCAAAAATTCCCCGATCGGCGTCAGGGCCGCCCCGGTCACGTCCGTCTGCTGGTACGCGACATACCGGTTGAACGGCGTCAGCAGCCCGAACTTCGACGCGTCAAAACTTCCCCCAGCCGTGTGCGCCGTGATGCACTGGTAGTAGTTCAGGTCCGTCGGGTTCTGCACCTGGTCCCCCACGCTATAGACCGCCCCGCTCACCCACGGCTCCGCCGAGTAGCCCGTCATCGACGCCGCCCACCACGCCAGGTTCACCACCCCGTTCGTCGTCGGCGCGTTGTTCAGGTTCCCTCCCTGCAGGCTTTGGAAATACTGCCCCGACGCCGGGTCATACACCTCCACCGCCGCCGTCGTCGTAGGCCCCGCATACGTCGTCGAGGCGCTCCACGGTGTCCGGAACGTCCGCTGCTCCACCGGACACAGGTCCGGCCAGCGGTGGATTTCCCAGGCCTGCTGCAGGCGCCGGTCGTGGAACGTAGTGAACAACGCGAGCTCCCCCATCCCGATATCGTTCGGCCCCAGTCCCGCCAGCGCCGCCGACCCGGTCAGAATCTCGCTATAGTTCACCGTCCTCATCGCGCGCTCAAGCCGCCTGGTCGTTGCCCGCCTCCGCCGGCGGTCCCGGTGGAGGCGCCTCGACCACCGTCGGCGCGCACACAGCGACCGACTCCGCTTTCACCCCGTCCGACACCTCTTCCAGCACCGACACCCGGTCCGTCCGGTACCAGGTCCCGCCAATGCGAACAAATTTCCCACTCGGCGAAAGCTCCTTCACTCTCCCGTCAAACACGAGCCCATCCCGTTGCGGGTCCCCGGACACTTCAAACAGCACCTCTTTCCCAATCCATTGTTTCATCGTCTCGCCTTTCGTTTATCCGTGTTCATCTGTGCTTTTATTGGTGGCCGCACCGCTAGGTGCTTCAGCCTTCAGCCTTCAGCCTTCAGCCCTTTCATATTTCCGGCGCCACCGGCTCTTCTCCCCCGGTGCCCATCCCACCTGGATCCGCGTCCCCAGACTCCGCACCCGGATCTCCGGGTTGCGCTTCGCCAGGAACCGCATCAAATCCTTGTCCTCCGTGTATGACTTCCCGTAGAAATTCCGCCACAGCGCGTCGATATACGCGTCAATCTCGAACGTCCGCTCCCCGAACCCCTCCTTCGCCCGCGGCCGGCACAAGTGGTTCACCGCCGCGGCCCGCGTCTGCCGCCGCACCGCCTTCAGCACCTTCAGGTCGAAGTCCCGCCGGAAAATCTCGTCGACCTTCGCTCGCGTGCCCTGGCTTAACTGGCTCAGATCAATTTCCATTTTTAAGTGGGGTGCGGAGCCACCCTCATAGCCCCGCACCCCATGTAGGAACCAACAACAACACCAACTCCAACTAACCCGTGATACCCGGCTCGGTGATCGGGTCGCCGTCCGCCATCCAGCCCAGCAGCAGGTAAATCTCCAGCCGCCCCGCCGTCGCCGCGTTCACATTCGCGCCCGTGGCCGAGATTTTCGCCGTCAGCTGCGCGTTTGTGTCCGCCACGTCCTTGCTGCTGAATGCGTAACTCGTCGTGCTCACCACGCTGTCCTTCGTGTTCGTGCCCGACGCCGTGTAGAGGTCCGTCGCGTTCGCCGCGATGTACCGCGACGCGCTCGCCTTATCGCCCAGGTCCAGCGTCGCCGCGCTGATCGTGCTCCCCGTGAACGGCGTGATCAGCCGGTAGCCCGACCGCATCACCGCGAACCCGGCCGGCAACTGCCCCGGCGTCGTCGCGTCTGGCAAAAACGTCAGCGTCTGGTTGGCCGCCGCCGACGTCAGGTCCGCGTACGTGATGATCACCTTGTGGGAAAACCCAAGGTTCGCCCGCGCTTCAGTCCCTAAAGGAATGATTTTCATAGTTTCGTTTTCTCTTTGCTCTTTTGGTTGTTCCCGCGGCGCAGCCGCCTTGGCCGCACCGCCAGGTGCTTACGCGTCGCTCGGGGCGACCTTTCCTTCGCCCACAGGATTCCAGCACAGGAACATCACGATCGCGTCGATCGCCGCCTTGTAGGAACCGCCTTTGAACTCCGGCTTGTACACCGTCGGCTTCTGGTTCCACAGCCAGCTCCACCGCGACGGGTTCATGAAATACCCGCGCCACTGCGCCTTGGTCACGCTGCCGCCGAAATTCTCGTGCGCCAGCCACCGGCTCATGTGCAGCTCCAGCGGACCCCAGTCCGAGTCATACCGGTCCACCATGTTCCCCAGCGTCGTCCCCGACTCCGGCCGCTCCGTCAGCCGCCAGGTGCTCTGCGTGCTCGTCGAGGTCGGAATGTAGAACTGGAACTCGCCGAACCGCTTCTTCAGGCTCGACCCCACAAACCCCACCTTCAGCGACTTGCTGCCCGTGTTCTGCCACATGTTCTGCAGGATCACCTTGATGGCGTCCTCCGTTGTGTTCGCCTTCGTCGCCGTGCTGATGCTCGCCGTCGGCGTCAGGATCGTCGAAGGCGGCGCCACGTCGGCGTCTGCCGTCATCGGGTTGCTGATCCACGCCCCGGCCGCCCGGAACTTGTGCCCCGTGCTCCCGTCATCCGCGCTCGACGCGTTGTCGCTCCCGGCCGTCGCCTCCATCTCGCGCGCCATTTCCGTCATCTTCTTGGGGATTTCATGCGCGAGCTCGTCCTCGATCCCCGCCGTGTCCGTCACGTCCTCGGCCAGCTTCGACACTGCCGCCGTCTTCACGAACCACTGCACCCGCGCGCTCAACTGCGCCCGGTTCTGGCCGGCCGATTGGAACGTGTCCCAATCCTTGCCGTCCGGCCACGCGTTCTGCACCGGCGAATTGTACGTATCCGCCTGGTAGTTCTTCACCACGTTCACCGGTTTCGGGCCCTTCGGCAGGACCCGGAGCATCGGTGTCTCGTGCTCATCGGCCAGGGTGATGTAATTCGCCCAGTCCGTTTTCTTACCGACTACATTTTTCTCCAGTAACATTTGATTCTCTTTCCACTCACCCTGGCCACTCGGGCCGGGCTATGCTTCGTGGAGTCCCATTTTGAATAACCGCGCGACACCCTCTGCCGTCGGACGCTTATTGAACTCTGAACGCACCTGGTCTTCGGCTGCTCGCTTCCCGTTCACCCGGGCTGCGGGCGCTGCTGCCCCGGCCACCGGCGCCTTCACCGGCGCCTTCACCGGCAGCTTCACCTTGAGCCGGCCATTCGTTGCCGTGGCGGCCGCGCCGGCTTTGCCGCCGGCCTTCTGCGCCGCCTTCATGGCGTTGAACTGCTTCAGCCCCAGCACATACACGCCCAGCACCAGCCTGTGCGCCGGCGTGCGCTGCTTCAGGTCGGGAATGGTCTTGAACACCTCTTGCGCCATGGCGTATTCCGGCGCCGCCTTGTTATCCAGCCAGGGGAAGTACTTCTTCGCCTCCGGCTCGAACGCCTTCTCCTGGGTCCGGAACTGTCGGAGCCGCTCCTGCTGCTGCGGCAGCTGCGTCGTCACGTAGCGGCTCATCTCGCGCACCGACCGCTTCAGCCCGGTTGCGTCGACCTGGTTCCGCTCCATGTAACGCTCGATCCGCTCCCGCTCCTGCGGGGTTGCGGTGTCGTCGAGATAAGCCTCCGCGTCCGCCAAAAACCGTTCGGCATTCGCGGCTACCTCCTCGAGCTGCTTCTCCGTCATCGTGCCGACCACCGGGGCCGCTGCCGCGCCTCCGGCCGACTCGAGCTCCTGCATTCGTGCCTCGGCCGCGGTCGCCCGCTGCTCCGCCTGGTCTGCCCGTTCCTTCTCCGCGTCCCGTTGCGCCACGGCCCGGTTGATCCGCCGTTCGACCAGCGTCTGAAGCACTGGCGGCAATTCCCCGCCGCTCGCCTCTTCCCACTGCTCGATCGCCTGCTGCAGCTCCGGCGGCAGCTCCGCCTCGCCGCCGGCCTCGCCGGCCGCGGCCAGGGCCTCCACTGCCTCTTGTGCGGTCTGCAGCTCTGCTCGTGCCGCCTCCACCTCGGCCGCGTCGGCGCCAGAGTCTTCCAACTCCTGCACCCTGGCTGCGGCCGTGGCCACTGCTTCGGCGGCCTGCTCGGCCGTCAACTCGGCGCCCTCGCCGGCGCCTTCCTGGTGTTCACCCTCTCCCTCACCGGCTCCGGCGTTCGCGTTCTGCTCGCCGCCTTCCTCCGGTGCGTTCTGTTCTCCGTTTTCCGACTCCCCTTTCGGGGTAATTGGTTTTGCGGGCTTGGGCCGGACTCCTTCGCCCTCGCCTGCTTCGCGCTCGGACGCGAACTCAGCCTTTAGCAAGGCTGCCATCCCGTCCGCCGTTAAATTCTGCTGCTCCGCCGCGCCGCCAGGCGCTTTGGCCGCCACGCTAGTGGCTCTCGCGTTTGTTTCTCCGGGCTTCCCCGCGGCGCCCGACTCCTGGATTTTCTTTGGTTGCATGTATTCACCGGTGTGATTCCCCGGAACCGCCGAGTGGGCTCACTCCCGTGAAGCCGCTGCGTTGACTCGGCTCTTAGCCTCTATGTGCGGCGATTGGAAGAGACAGTTCCCCGTTTCACCCCGTCTTTATACGAGATCCGCCCCATTTGATGCCTTTCACCCCCCCCCTACCATCCCCTCTTGCTCTTGCTCCTTGCTCTTGCTCCTTGCTCTTGCTCTTGCCCTTGCTCTTGCTCTTGCTCTTGCTCCTTGCTCTTGCTCTTGCTCCTTGCTCTTGCCCTTGCTCCTTGCTCTTGCTCTTGCTCCTTGCTCTTGCTCTTAATCTTCCGTCCCCACGCAAAAAGGGCCGCCCCCTCACCGGAGCGGCCCTCGCCAGTCTCTGTTGGTGTCGCTATGGCTCGAAGGCCCC